TAAGTCGAGCTAACTCATTTTTTTCTCGATCGGTATTTTGCTTTTTAAGTAGTTTTTCAGATATTTCTTGAATTCTTTCATTGATTTTTGTGTTGTTTAGTTCATACCCCATATTTTATGCCTCCATGATTTTATTTTTTTTAAGAGCGTTAATGATTGTTAGACAATCTGCGCATTTTTCGTATTCTTCACACGATTCATAAAAAGTTATTGCTCCCTCTAACCCACTTATGAATTTATCCCGTGATAAGTTTATTGTGTATTCAGATTCATTGATTGAGATCTTAATCACCTCCACCTCAAGATAAGTATTGTCCTGATAATGGTTCTTGATAGATTGTAAGAGATTGTCGTAGATCTCTATCTTATGGCGGTTGAATACATCATCGAGCCCGATGTCGCCTTGAAATTTAAGAATCTTCATAGTTTTAATGTTTATACAACGGTTTCAGTACTATTATACTAAAAAAAATTTAACTTTTAAAAAATTTGTCCTTAATTTTTTGCATTTTTTCTAGGGATTGAAGATCAAATACGTGTTTCCTATCGTTATTTCCTTTTTCTGAGTTATTTAGAGGAGAATTAATATCACGCAGAGTATCATAATCAAAGGCTGGACGATTTCCTCCAGATCTAAATAGACTAAATATCTTTTCCTCAACCTCCTTTCGATATTCAGTAGAGGCAGCTTCATACGTCTCGATAGAGAGTTCCCAAAGCTGGTTTGAGTCCAGAGCCGGTGCAAGATTGACACAGGTCATCGCAAGATCGTCATTGCCATTCTGTCCACGATATGTTCCTCCCTTGCTCTTACCGAAAGCCATAAGTTCCATAACAGTTAAAAAATCGTTAGGTATGATCTTTTTGACCTCAACAAAATATTTAAACTTTTCACAATACTTAATCTTATTTGTTGGACCTAATCTAATTCCTGGCTTGACGTTGACTGCCATCTCTGTGTGTTTAGTGTGTACTAATTGGGATGGCCAGTATGCATCATTGTCCTCTAACCTATTTTTTATTATCTCCCCTTTGTGATTCATCTCAAGCACTATTCTGACGTTTTCAGAACTAAAGAGCTCATATGTAATAAACTCTACGCCTGCTGCAAAATCGTTAATATCCCGTTCGTTTGTTCTAAATGTTGCAATCTGTACCAATGAGGTAGTATCTGTCTCGCTTCGAATAGCCTCCTTCTTTTTTAAGAGCTCATTGATCGGTAAGCATACTATCTTATATATGTTTAAGACTGAATAATCCCCACCTGTTCCATCCGCAGTATCGATCGAAAAAACATACTTTGCATTATCACTCTTATAATCATGATAGAGACGTTTAGCATAATTTGGGTGTACAGTAAAACAGTCATTAATCCATTGCTTTTCTTCAGGCAATGCAAATGTTGTATTTATATAGTCTGACTTGATATTATAGAGTCTCTTTAATTCATTAGAGTTTAGGAGTAATTGGTCTGATGAGAAAAATTGGAGTCCGTATTCCTGGTTAAAGTCTTCAACTGATCCAAGGTTTGCGATAACTGATTGCTTCCATGCCTCGTCTCTACCCTTAACCTGCCACCAGTCAACCCTAAGCGGAACATAGTCACTTTTTCCAGCAATAGCATCTACCCAGATCTCATAGAATTTATTTTTACCGTTTGGTGTAGAAGTAATAATTACTTTTGCATTCGGATCGGCCGTGATTGTAGGAACGATTGCTCGATAGAATTCATCTAATTTTGCTTCATCGATATGCGCGAACTCATCAATGTATAGGATATTTACAGTAAGACCGATACCTGATTTTTTAGTAGTCGTTCTACCAACAATACGACTATCGTTATCAAACTTAATGTTTCCTGAATTGATATGTTTGATTCCAGGCTTCATAAAGAAAGGCAGCCCATCAAGACAGATTCTAAACTTATCCATTAACTCTCGAGTTGTAGTAAAATTATCTGCAACAATTAGGGCAGTCTTATCAGATTTGAATAGAAGAAACCATAAGATAAAAATAGCTGATGTAACTGATTTACCGGTCTGTCGACTTGCCATTAGGATATTCCACTTGTTTCCTCTAAAAGATTGCAGGATTTGTTCTTGAAAATCTCGAAGACCTTCAGTATCCTTTATGTATTTAACACCATCACCAGTTTGAATCTTACAATAATTAGTGGCAAAATAGAGAACATCAGCTTTACACTTTTTAAGTTCTTCTACTTCTTCTGGCGTATATTCAAATGGAAGGTTTCCTCTTTTTAAGTTAACATCATTGTCTTTAAATGGAGAATTATGCAGACCTTTAATATCGAATCCGTCATTTTCAATCGCATCGAGAAGCTTATTGATACGAGCAGTTGTCCAAAGTGAAGTGTTAGTATCTTCAGGCGAACCCGAAAGATTTGATAGTTTTCGATGGCTAAAAGCGCCACCATTGGTCATGACGTCTTTCATTAAATTAAATTATTTCACTGATGTCCATAAAGTCATCGTCTGCTTCATCGCTCTTAAGCTCTATGTTTCTTTCCCGCATCAGTTCGGATTTATTAGATGGGTCCAATAAACTCCCAGTAGGTACTTTAATCGAGTCGTCCACTGATTCTCCAGGTAAGCTATTGATTAGATTTTTTGTTCCTACTGTAATAAAGAACTGACCTTCAGTAGAACTTGAATCCACAAATTCTGAATCTGGGTTTACTGGAGCAGCGGAGTTTAACTGACGATATGTGTCCTCAAGAAAGAGCACATAATTTGCCTGCATTTTGGTAATCGAGGCCATCTTGTCTTGTAACTGACCCATTACCTCAATTAGTCTAGGGTGAGTGTTACCTGAAGTTATTTCCTCCATCACCTTAATAATTGTAATCTTTATTGTCTTTAATTGAAAGAAAAGGTTTGAGATGTTGATTGTATCTAGTTCCTTTTTATGTCGAGCATAATCATTTTTTTCAAAGATTCCAATATCCACAAAGTTTTTAAATAGGGAATCTGTGATTTCTCTAGCTTTGACAGTAAACTGATTACTCATCTCCTCAAAATCGTATGGACTTTCTGGTCTAGTCTTTTCAGAGATCTCGTTATCGATCACCATGTCTCCATGTGACTCAGTACCTATTGATCCCAATAGGGACTGTATCTCGTCCCTGAGGTGAGCACGATTTTCTCGGCTCATTCCTGATTTGTTGCTACCCATTAAATTATCTGATTTTATTTTCGTATTTGTCCAATGCTGGATTTGCTGTGATCTTTATCTGTTTTACGGCCTCTACCCACTCATATACTATACTCTCTACCTGCTGAAGTAAATAATCAAGAAGAGGATGTGCTCCAAACATTTGAGTTGAAAGCGTCTTTTTTAGGATTTGGCCCTTATAATCAAAACCTACATTTGTCCTCTTTTCCCTACGTTCAAAGATTGGACGATATATGCTATTTTTTACCATGTTAATTTACCTTTTTTGGTCGAGGAACTATTTCCTTAATTTGAATGTTAACTGGCCCAAGCGAGTCTGGTGTGATGCCAGCCGAGTAAACATTACCATACCGATCAGTAAAACCTCCTCGGATTATTGGAAGTTCCTGATATGAAACAATAATATCATTAAACTCATCAAGACCAATATCAGAAGCTGATGGATTCTGTATCTTTAAGATTTCGTTCTTTTTGCACACAATATTTATTGAGACTGAATCTACTCCATTGACCTCCTCAATTATCTTTATCAGGTCACTCTTAGGTATCCTGGTGAACCTGGTGTTTTGAATAAAGTATTCACCTAGGTTATTAAGAATGTCCCTCTTGATTATCTCGGATGAAACGTCATCAAACACAATGATAGAGGTGTTTATGACGTATTCGCTAGGAATCGGATCAATTATCTGAACATCGGTCGAAATCATTTTACTGCCTGATTTTTCAAGATATTGTAGTAGCTGATTCTTTTGATAGTCATTCATCACAAATCTATTAAGACTGGCGCTAAAATAGTCTTGGGCTACGCTAAATGTTTTTCGAATATCAGGTATAAGAAACAGGTTCAACATTCTAGAATCAACTTCATCAATTGAAACATTGATAATAGAGAAAAGTTTTAGCTTTCTTAACACGCTCTCATAATGGTCAACATTCACTAACGCAAAACTTTTAGACTGTCTTGGTGCAAGAAGACGGGTTAATTTAGAGTCCTCAGCATTTGTTCCAAAGAAGGGTGCGTTTGTTGTGGTGATCTCAATATATTGATTTAAGTCTATCTCGTCTCCTAATATGCTAAATCCGGTGTCCACGAATTCAAACTTAATACTGGCCAAATCGTTACTTCTGATATTTCCGTTTGATCCCTCAGTCACCAA